GATAGAATGTATGCTCTGATTTGTTGTATGTGTAGTCTATTCTGGATTTATCAAGTAGTTCTGTAAACGTAGGGATTATGGTTCTTTTTGCCATAGGGTAAGAAGGGGACACCATCATGGATTGAAAGCCTGCGTTAATTGCGCACAGCTTTACGAACTCGGCTGCACCTGCCATAGACTTACCACTTCCAAATCCTGCGATCAATGCTTTCTCAAATGCTTCTGACTCATGGAATTTCTCTTGATGAGGTGAGTTAGGAGCGTAATCTATAGTAATGTCTTTTATCATTTCTTAAAGCTCACTATGACCTCAGTATAGTTTTGAGTCTCAACCTTTTGCTTTACGTTTCCATAGACATCGTCTTTTATTGAGTTCCACGCTTGGACGTTCCCTTTTGTCAATACTTGTGCGATCATGGAGAGTGCCATTCTTTGTTCCACCGTGAGGACTTCTTCCTGACCAGTGATGGGGTTTTTAGTTTTGAGAGTGGCTTCGAGAAATTCACGTAGAACTGTGGAACGGTTCCGAACTCCTTTAGGTCTACCGCCTGTCGCACCTTGTCCCCAATCTCCTGGGTGTAACGTCCCGCCGTTTCTTCCTGGGTTTTTACTGGGTTTCATCTCGCTAACCTCATAAATTCACTTCTCGAATTTTCGTTTTCCATAAATATTCCTAGGAGCTTGCTTGTCGTGGTTTCCGCTGTCTTCTTTACCCCTCTCATTTCCATACATAGATGACGAGCTTTCAGAATAACCCCAACGCCTTTCGGGTTTAGTTCTTTCTGTATGAAATCGGCGATTTGAATTGTGATCCTTTCCTGGTTTTGGAGTCTACGAGCGAACTTGTCTACTATTCTAGGTATCTTTGAAAGCCCGACGATTTTCTTGTTCGGAACGTAAGCGACACAAGCAGTTCCAAAGAACGGAAGTAAATGATGCTCACAAAGAGAATAGAAGTTTATGTCCTTTACGATAATCATTTCGTCATAGGATTCCTTTTCAAAGGTTGTGACGTTAAACTTGGTTTCGCCGAGAAATTCCCTCAAATACTTAATGTGTCTTTTCGGTGTCTCACGGAGTCCTTCCCTAGATATATCCTCACCCATAGATTGCAAAATCCTAGTCACGGCATCTTCCGCTGGAAGTTCGTTCGCTTCCCAAGGAAATTCAATCCACTCAGTAGGTTTTTCATATAAAGCAATAAACGGTTTATCGAACCCCGCCTTGGTCTTGCCCGAGTCAATAATATCGTCCACTATAAGATCAGCAGTTTCAGGAGAGTCTACAACGGTTCCCTGGTTCAGTGATGCTAAAATAACCGCTGGCACAACTCCACCACGAGGAACACCATAGAGTTTGAGACCTGGTTGAATTTTAATTTCCTTACACTTGGCGTATATGTCTTCGTAAGAGAGTTTCATCGAACGCTCCAAATTTTATGATTCTGTAGTGTCATCTTCCACTTAGGATTCTCAAGACATAAGGAAATGCAGTAGGACAGATTCGATTGATTTATTTTATCACCGTTCGACATAGGAGAAAGAAAGTAGTGTTCAGCTTCCACCGAAGGGTTGGGGATTCCTTTCCCCTGTGCTACGACATACTTCAGCTCGTTTACTTTTTTAAAGTTCTGTTTCAAAACGTGCTCGGCGACTTTTGGAGAGACGCAAATCCAGTCTAATTCGTAGTCTAGTTTCTTGCTCCCGTTGGTTTCGATTGCTTGCTTGTATCCCAGTTTCCGAAAATATTCCACCACCTCCTTTGTGAGTTGCAAACTTGGTTCGCCGCCCGTCCAGATAATCCACTTAGTTTTGAACGCCGAAATTTCTTTGTATATTTCTTCTATACTTAGCTCACGGAAAGATTCAAACTCCGTATCGCAGAAATTACAAGTAAGATTGCAATTCGCCAACCTTATAAAGATAGACGGTTCGCCGATTCTTGCCCCTTCACCTTGGAGAGAATAAAAGATTTCATTTACTTTCATAGATTGCACTGCATTTCCTTGTTTCTTCAACTCGACATCTCAGTAAGGTGGTTCCCGTCCCTTCCAGAACCAACGGAGCAACGACCTCGACCAAATGCTTGGCTATGTTCTCCGCCGTAGGATTGAATGGAACCATAACCACACTTGAGTCGATTTCTTTTAACTTTGTGGCATCTGGATCGTTTTCCCAAACTAAAAATCTATGGTCATAGTTTTCTTCTAACCAATAGCAAAGTTTTTCTTTTATAACCGAAAAGTCCAAAACCCTACCGATTGAGTCAAGTTCTCCGTTTATGGTAAATGTCACTCTATAATTATGTCCATGAAGGTAGGCACATTTTGACTCATGCCCATAAACTCTATGCCCGCAACTTATATCGTGGTATCGTTCGGCTGTAATCATATCCAACCTTTTTCTTTTGCTTCGTAGTATCCCTTCGCTCGCAAACTTGACGCTGGGTTATTTATGTCACCAAATCCCCACTCGTTTGGAGTAGTTGAACCGTTGTAGTCCGTCATCGTGTCATTGACAATAACTTCCAGGCAACCTAGGTCTTTTGCAAGTTTCCAAGTTTCTGCTTTTGTAATATACATGAGCGGTGTATGGATTCTGATGTCTCCGATTCCAAGACCAAGTGATAAAGCGTTTTGTAGAGCGTCAATGGTGGTTCTACGGCAGTCTGGATAGCCTGAATAATCAGTTTGGCAGACACCCGTAACAATATCCGAAGCACCTATGTCTGCACAGTATGATCCCGCTATGGTTAAAAATAAAAGATTTCGACCCGCTGTAAAACTAGCGGGCAATGACTTATCCAAGTGAGACGGTTGGTTATGATCCCCATGTTCGACAAGACTTGACTTTGCTAACAAACCTTGGACATTAAAAATTTTATATTCAACCCCCGCTTCTTTTGCAATTTTTGCCGCTTGTTCAAGTTCAATTTTGTGGCTTTGATTGTAGTCGAAACCTATTGCGTAGACTTCCTTGAAGTTTTGTTTAGCCCAGTAAAGACACGTTGTAGAGTCTTGCCCCCCGCTTAATAAAATTACAGCTTTCATAGATACTCCTCGGCGTATTTTGAAAATTTAATCCACTCACTAAAATTATGAAAGGCCACTTCATTCCCTTTTACTTTTTGCCCTTTTTTCCTTTGCACTTTATCCATTGTTCTCCCATTAAATAAATACACATGACCAAACTTATTTCCCGATAGCCAGGCAGTGCTGTCAACTGAGTGGAATCTATACTTGGCCATCCCCTCTAAATTGGTAAACCCAAGCCCGTGGACTCTACAATTATTTTTGTTTGCAATACTTAATAAATTACTGAATACAGGATACTCTGTTCTTTTTATTTCTTGTGTTACTATTCCGCCTACTGCCACATAACTATAGTCAGAACACATTTTTTTAAAATATTCTAAGCCCCTGCTTTTATGCCAAACGGGAATACATCGCTTGTTTGTTATTTTTTCTAGTTTTGCTCTAAGCCTTTCAACTTCAGTTAACCCAACGATAACATCTATGTCTAACTCAAAAAAATTGTCTACGTTATGGCGTTTTATAAATTCACCATAGGTTTCAATATACTTATCCCAGTCTACGCTTGAATTTTTTTTTGACGACATAAATGTAAAGGCACCGCTGTCCAATAAAAATCCCTTAAACTCTTTTAATAAAGGGAACATCCACTCTTCTTTCGAAATATAGTAAAAACTTTCCAGTGCGTATACTTGGTTTAATGGTATTATTTTTTGTTTGGCACCGATACCGCCGTGACCGTTTCCTATGCTGGCAATAAATATTTTCATCTTTTCGTTATACTCTATTCTACTATCGGACGCTGCTTGTTCTAAATAAATTTCCATGCTTAATTTAAAATTTTTTATTAAGTTCCCAGTAACGGCACCCGCTAAGAAAATTTTCATACACCGAGCAACCGAGCAACTGTATCTTCCTTTGTCCCATCGTGTTCTTTAAAAGCCTCAATCACTTTATCGTAGTCCTCTTGAGTGTATTCTAAAACTATTTTGCTTTTTGGTTCGGTCTTGTCTTTTGAGTCCTCAAAAAAACTATCAATGTCAACGCTTGACGCTTCTGGTACATATAGTCCCCAATCGTCTAATTCACTTAGATCAAAATCATTCGCAAGCATAGCCCAATCCCATTCTCCAAATCCTACGTTGTCCTTGATTATGAATTCTTTTTGTTGGTCTGGGGTTAGGTTGGATGCCCTGACTATATGGACTTCCTTTATGCCAGCATCCTGACAAGCTCTAAGTCTCATATTGCCACCCAGGACAATCATATCGTCATTGACTACGATTGGCCGGATCTCAAGCATCTGAGGGAAGTCTATGATTGATTGACGCAACTTTTTAAACTTATCGTCTTTTATCACCCTTGGATTAGATGGGTTTGGTTTTATATCTGAAATCTTTACAACTTCCAAGGTCTAGTTCCTGGATTCGTACAATGCCCTAGGCACGTCCATGTGATATGCCCACATACCAAACTTGTGAGCCTTGAAGAACATAGCTTGCTCTATGGATTCTATTAGGCTCCGGATTTCAGGGTAACCAAGGGTCATAGGTGCTTGACCTCTTGCTTATCGAGGTTGAAGGCTTTTTTGATTTGAACCCCATCAATGCGAGCCGACATCTTTTCTAGTTCTGAATTTACAGATGACTGTAATAAATGCAAATCAAATGATAGTTTTTCTACGTTGTCAGATTTGTCTTTCTGGAATGCTTTGATTTGGTAAAGTTCGTCCCAAAGTTCTTGGTTTGGTTTAGACCCGTATTTACGGTCAATAAGTTTATTCGCTAAATAGCCTAATACAGCTATGAAGGAAAAGAGGACAAGGGCTGTTGTCAATTCCATATAACTGTAATGATAGGGTAGGTATTATGTCTCTGTCAAGAAGATTTTTACCAAGCGAAAACTGTTTCTTGTTGAGGAGGTGCCTCTTGGACGTTCCGCATCCAGTATGGGCTAGAGAAATAAATTCTTGTATTATGCTTAAGGCATACAGCGTAATGGCCGGCAGTATGCTGGTCTTCTAGCCTAGTTAGTTTACAATCGCAAAGCTTGCCCATTAATTAGTTCTGATAGACTCACTGCCTATACACTCCATCTTCATCACATTTAGATAGGATGGTGTCCATAAGGGCAATCATGGGTTCAGGGTCTCCCTTTACAAAATGATCGTATG